GCTGCTAAACTTACCAACCCTCTAACCAATGAGAAATTGTATGTGGACTGCCCTTCAACTACGGGAGCTTCATCAATTCTTTGGACTTTAGATCTAGAGTTGAAACGTTTGAAAACTGAGGAACCTCAAATCGTTGAGGAAATCCAAAAATACTTCAATCGTTATTACAACTACTACTCTTGCGTTTACATCAAGAAAGATCCTCAGTTCCCTAACTTAGAAGGTCAAATCAAAGTGTACTCATACGGTTACACAATTGATAACTTGATTCAACAAGAAATCAATCCAGAATCTGAATTAGTAACGACTCAAAAAATCAATCCATTCTCACTTACTCAAGGTAAGGATTTTGTATTGGTTATTAAGCGCAAAACTAAAGCATGGAGAGATTTCAGCTCAAGTAAATTCATGAACGAAGTTAGCCCATTGATCATTACTCATGGAGGAAAAGAAATTCCAGTTTCTACCGATCCTAAAGTAATGCAATTCACTAGCGAATACTTTAAAAAGAATTCGCCAGACATGAGCCAATACTTCTTAAAAGAATGGACTGACTCTGAGTATGAAAAGGTTGCAGACTACATTAAAGCAATCGTTCCTTACAAGCAAATCATTGATAACTTGGTTTCAAATACAAAGGACGAGAGAATGAAGAAGCACTTCACCAACTCAAAACCAGTAAATCGTTCTCAAGCTCCAATGGGAGAAGATATTGAATTTTCTCCAGCACCTGCTTCAAAATCAAGTGCAATGTCAATTGATCTTGATGACGATTTCACAAGTGAACCTGCTCCAGCTGCAAAAGCTTCGCCGGCTAAATCAGCTCCAGCTAAATCTGATGATCTAGACGATTTATTCGCAGACCTATAAAAATATCCAAATAACATGGAAAATAATAAAAACGATAATTCAGAAATCGCTAACCCAGTTGAAACTCCTCAAGCTGAGGCTCAGCAACCAATTGCAACTCTGCTATCTTCAATAAGTTACACTGACCAAGCAGATTACGAAAAATTCTTGGCAAATTTAACTCCTGAACATGCAGTATTGGTGTTAGTTTCATCAGCTAATCACTGTCAAGCAAAAGGTGTATTTAACTTGGATGAAGCCGAGTTAATCGCAAAGGCTATTAAAACGTTGAGCAAACCTCAACCTAATGTAGAACAATCTAAATAAAACTAACATGAATTTAATCATTGATGGAAATGCCTTTCTTAACGTAGCAGTTAGCATAGCCAAGAATATCTTAGCTAATGACAAACGAGTGGGCGAAAAGTATTACGTCTCTGATCTGTTGAATGACGATAAATTCATGCTTAAACAGGCAAGTAAGGATACTTTCAGGGCTTTTTCAGTAAACTACCTTGGAAGTATTCTTGCTCCGTTTAAGGAAAATATCAGTTCTGTATTTTTTGTATTCGACTCTAAAAGTTGGAGAAAGAAATACATCAAGGAACACTTTGAGGCTCACGGCGACGGAGATTTCTCTTACAAAGGACAACGTAAGTATGACGATAAAATTTATCTCTTTTTTGAATACTTCCAAACAGAAATCTTAAACACAATTTCTGAAGAATACGGAATTGTTGTTAACCGGGTTCCTGGAGCGGAAGGTGATGATTTAATTGCATACATTTGCGAAAATCTAAGAGAAGATATTTGTATTTGGTCAGTCGACAAGGATTTAACACAGTTGCTTGAAAGCAACAAGCGTAAAGTAATCCTAATAATGCCAAAGCAGATGACTAAGTACAAAAAGATCTACACTACTGAAGATTTTGGTCAGGTCCAAGAGGCTGAGATTGATCTATTCAATTTTAACATTGAATCAATCGATAATTCAGCAATAGTTAACATAATTAACGATTTGACCCAAAAAGATTATAAACATCTAACGGTTGATCCAACACTAGACATTCTAACTAAATGTTTAGGTGGAGATTCCTCAGATAATATTCCAAGAGTTCATCCAAAAATGACTCCAGCTAAGGTAACTAAGATCATTGATTACTTACGTGAATCGTATAACTGGAAAGAGATCACTCCTCTAATTGATTCAGGTGATCAAGGTTTCATTGATATTTTACGTGAAGTTACATGTGAAGTTCTAAAGATAAAGGAACCTGGTGAATGGCAGACGATCGAGAATAACCTTAATCGTAATAAGACACTAATTCGTTTAAGCACTGCAGTTTTTCCAACTGACGTATTAGAATCGATCAAGCAAAGCGTTGACTTAACAGTAAGACGTAAGTTTAATTATTACAAATTTAAAAAAAATTATAAGAACTAATGAGCATAGACGTTCAACAAGGATTTATTCCACTATTCGAAAGACTCTTAATTCTACCGGATAGCGTAGAAGTAAAAACTGAGACCGGCATTCTACTTTCAGTAGATGCACGCAAACGTCCCAATACTGGCAAAGTCGTTGGCCTAGGTCACCTAGTCGCAGACAACTCAAAATGTCCAGTTAAAGTTGGTGATAGAGTTCTTTACCAAAGATACTCAGGACTTGACGTAAAATGGGATAGTCAAAACTATCATCTAGTAATGGCAAACGATCTCTTAGCCATAATCAATAAGGATCAAGAAACACAATTTGAATTAAATGAGCAATCTTAAAAGTTTCACGCAATTCGTGAACGAAGAAAAATCAAACGACTTTAGGATCTTTTGTGATCTTGACGGAGTCCTAGTTGATTTTAATAGAGGATTCATTGAGCTTGCCAGTAATACTGAAAAACTTTCGCCAAAAGCCTATGAAAAGGCTCACGGTAAAGATTCGCTATGGCCGCTAATCGATGAATTGGGAGAATCCTTCTGGGAAAATCTACAATGGATGAAGGACGGTAGAGAACTATGGGATTATCTTAAGAGATATGATCCAATAATTCTGTCTTCTCCAAGTAAACACCCAGGCTGTTTTACCGGAAAGGCTAAATGGGTAAAGCTTCATTTAGGAATTGACCAAGATCCAGTAACAGACCCTCAAAATTTTACAAAGGACACCCGATTTATCTTAGCTAATCGCAAGCACGATTACGTTGAGCCTGCAAAAACTCTATTTAAAAAGAAACCTCTGTTAATCGATGATTTCAATAAAAAACTAGAAAAATGGACTAATGCTGGAGGAATTGGAGTTTTACATAACGATTCGACTGATACAATTCGAGTGGTTGAGGAAATTCTAGGCCCAGCTGAAGACTAAAGTTCTCGGACTTAAACCGAGTGGTGGAACGCTGACCAACCGGTCGGCCTAAATAAAAAAGGACTCGAATGAGTCCTTTTTTTATTAAGTAGTGTGTGTCTTTTAGAATGATGGAGTAAATCCAGTAGAGTTTGAAGCAAGTTGACCTCCAGCTCTTGTGATTGTGATACGGTTGATGAACTTGTGAATACCTCTTGGGAAATCAACGATAATATCAATGATACCAGCGTTATTTTCAAGAACTTCAGTTCCATTGTTTGAATCATCAAATACTACATCGAATGTTGAGATACCTCTAGCGTCTTGAACTGCAGTTAAGTAGTTCTTAACAAGAGTTTTAACTCTTAATCTAGTAGTAGTATCGTTGAAGTCGAATAGGAAGTTCAATAAGATTCTTTCAATATCTCTTTCAATCGTTACTAGAGCTTCTCTTACGTGAACGTTATTTAAAGCTGATTTAACTTTTTGGTATCCAGTGTTGTTTGAGAAAATCATAACACCGAAACCTCTACGTCTAACGATCAAGTTGAAACCTACTGGCTCCAAGAAGTCTCTATCGTCATTCGTTAAGTCATACTCAACTCCTGTAATTTCTGGTTCAGAGATAATACCTCTTTTTCCTGCTACGATTGAGAAAGTGTTTCCACTAGAATACTTCTTCATGTAAGTATTCGCAACGTAAGCAGCTGGCGGAATTGATTTATTTCTACCACCTTCAAAGATTACTAAGTTAGGCATGAAATACGCAGCATAAGATGCGATTGAAATACCATTTTTCTCTCCAGTTGCAAAATTGAACGTGTAAGATGGATTAGACGATAAGTTACCACCAGTCGAAATGTATTCAGCTGATACTAAATTGGTGTTAACATCAATGAAGCTTGGATCAATTGATTTCTCGTATTGTGCAAAAGATGGAGCATTTAGGATAGCTAGAGCTTTTCCGTGATTTGCTGCAAGTTGAGCAAGTTGTTGCTTAGAAGCGCTCCAAATTTGACCTTCATACGAATCAATAATGTAACGGTAATCTAGAGTTTCGTTATCGGCTAATGTAGAAGCAATGTTAGTATCATTGAACATATAGTCCAAGATAGTGTTTTGACGATCCGCTGTTCCGTTAGGATACAATCCGCTTTCATCAACTTGCATTGCTGGAACATAGAATCCTCTAAGATCAGTTACGTAGTTTTTAATTCCTTTGTAAACTGTAAGACCTGCGGTTCCGCCTAAAACAGCTGGAGTAATATCGATACCTGTGATATTTGAATCAGCTGCAGTATCAACAGTAACCGTGTATTTTAAAGTTTTAACCGGTAAGCTAGAAGGACCGTAGTTTACAGTAACTAGTTGACTGTAAACTGATTTAATTCTTAATGCACGATTACGAATTACTTGATCTCCGTTTGTGTCTTTAACGATTCCGGCTTTAACCCATTGTCCAACTTTAAAGAATGAATCCACTAGAGTTCTCTTTGTTGAATCGTAAGTATATCCAGTATTTGCAACTTCTTTCTTAGCAGTATTTCCATAAAGTGAAGGATTCAAAGTAAATACCACTTGATTAGGAGAAAAGAATCTGTAATTGTTAGCTCCGGTAGTGATGAAGTAGCTAGAATCAGTCAAATCGAAATCCGCTTTAAATTGAGTAACTGTAGTTGATTTGATATGTAGATAAGCTGGTGCTGGACTAGCGATACCGTCAGTTATGTACTTAACGTCAACTTGATTTTGGAATGCTGCATCTTGATAAGCGTAAAACTCGATGTACTTGATTTGACCTGTGCTTTGAGTTTTAACCAAACCGTCAGTCGATAAGTAAAGAGTAGTAGGCGTGCTAGATGGAGCAGCTAAGTAGTGTAGAGTGTCTCCGGTTTTAATAAATCCATTTGCCCATGCAGTATACAATTTACTTCCGATTGTTGCAACGATGTACTTATCGCCAGTCGGTAAATTAGATGGACCTGAAAGCTTTTGAATTGTGTAAGTTTCACCAGCCGCATAAGTTGAATTATAATCAACGCTGTCTAATGCGAAGTAGTACTCGTATCCAGCTGATTTTCTGTAGCTCAATACATCGATTAGAGCAACTGGATCAACTGTGCTGATTCCGTTATCTACTGTGTAAAGTTGCTTAGTGTTATCAGTTGTGTTAAGTTCATCAAACCCGTATCCAACTAGATCAATTCTTTGCTCTGCGATTGGCTCAGTTGAACTACCGCTATCGAATGTAGCATTAGTTAAGTCAATCATGTCAACTTTCTTGTAGTCAATTGCGCAAAATACTCCAGATTGACTAAACTTTCTATTAAATAATGCGTCGATTGAAGCAACTGCTCCAGTTAAATCTCTAAAATCAGGAATCATTGCTCCGATCGTACGATTTACTACTGAAACTTCTCTCAATGAAAGGAAATCATTCATCTTTGCAAGTTCAATACCTGATGGATTAAAGAACTGTGCGTAAATTGGATCTTTTGAAAGTCTGGCGTAATCAGTCCAATCTCCTTCAACTACTGCGATTTCAACGAAGTAATCTGCTACGTAATCGTCTGGGTGTAAGAATTCTGGAATTTCTACTTTATCTCCTAGCAGTTTGTAGTATTCCTTAACTTTAATGTCGTATCCAGTAGTATCAGCTACTCTAACCCATGCAGTAACAGCTTTCTTAGAAAGGTTAACTAAACTTAAAAGTTTATTAGCGTCTCTGTCCGCTGTTCCAGTTGCTGGGAATGAGTCACCTAACTGAATGTTTTTGTACTTGTTAACTGCATCAACATCAGCAAACCATAGTTTCTGAGTATTGTAGAAGTGTGAAAGGCTATCT